ACCATTATTTGAGGCGGGAAATGTGTTGTTGCCGCACCCGGACGAGGAGCCGGGGGTAGAAGCGTTTATGCATGAATGGTTATCGGTGCCTACTGGGGCTTTCACTGATCAGGTGGATTCTTGTGATCAATATCTTTGCAAGTATGGTCGGGTGCTTCCGGTCAACATGTCTACTGCTATGGTGGCTGAATCAACAGTTACAGTTGAGAGCGGTGGTTCTCCTTGGACAATGTAAGATATGAATTATCAAGCACATTACGATAGACTTATTGCTCGTGCTAGAAAGAGAAGGATATTTCGAGGATATCGTGAACGCCATCATGTTGTACCTAAGTGTATGGGTGGAGGCAACGAAAAAGAAAATATCGTGAAGTTGACTCCCGAAGAACATTTTGTAGCACACCAGCTATTGGTTAAGATATATCCCGATCACCCAGGCGCAGCTTTCTCAGCTTTTTGGATGTCACGTGACAAGAAACGTAATCAGACTAACAAGACATACGGTTGGTTACGACGGGAATTTGCAAAACGGATTGGGCCGATTACTTCTGCCTTTCATAAGGGTAGGAAAAAAGAACCTCACGAGATTGAAGCTGCGAAAGCAGGGTACGCTGCAATGTCACCGGAAGCGAAGGCAGAACGTAATGCTAAGGCGTCGGCTTCGTTAAAAGGTAAGAAACGTACACCAGAAACAAAGGCATTGATGTCGGAAGTAGCGTTGCGGCGACCTCCAGTTTCCGATAAGACATGTGCAAAAATATCCCAGTCACTTATGGGGCGTGATGCTTTGAATAAAGGTCTCACTGGGGTTATGGTGGCCTGGAATAAAGGCTTGACGATGTCAGAGGAGCATTGTCAAAAACTTTCCGAATCACATAAAGGTTATGTGATGCCTGAAGAGCAGAAGGCTAAGATATCTGCTTCGCTGAAAGGGGTGAAACGTTCCGAAGAAACCGTTGCTAAATTACGTGGGCAAAAGCGTTCTCCAGAAACGTGTGCTTTGATCTCAGCTAATAGACAGAAGCAAACACCACCAACATTGGGCATGAAGTTTTCACCTGAGCATTGTAAAAAGATATCCGATGTACAGAAGGGCAAGATCATTCCGGATAAACAGCGGAAACAAATATCGAAGACTTTGACGGGAAGGAAGCTCTCGCCAGAACACTGTGCTGTATTATCGGCTGCTCAGTTGCGCAGATATGAAAATAGAGTATCATGAGCACTGCGATGGCCGCGGAATCTGCGGTGGCAGCAGACGATACCGGATCACCTTGGAATATGTGAGAGGTTTGAGATGATGAGAAAAATAGCGGAACTGAGTCAGAAGGGAAAAGAGTTGAAACAACGTATCGCTAAATTTGGTGCTCCTCTTGGGAATAAGAATGCGGCTGGTCCACATGATGGTGTTCCTGGGAAGGGTAATCAATTTACTTCCGGGCAAACCGTCCGCTTTGAAGGAGCTTCAGCAGACGGAAAGGTGAGTGGTGGTATGGATGTGAAGGTTATCAATCCACATAGCAATTCACATCTCGTTACACACACTGAAGGGAAAGGTAAGAACCTTCGGATGTATGAGGGTGGGATTAGACATATTCCGACTGTGACAGTCGAGCGCCCAGCTAGTACAGGATCATTTCCAAGGCCAGCAAAACAATTTGAAGCATATGAGCATACGTTACAGAGATTAAAATGACCAAAAGCGAAGCCGTGATGGTGTTGATTAGGGAAGGTCGCCGATTGCGTCAATCTGTAGATTCCAACCGCAGGATCATCACGGCGCTGAAAGCACTGAACGTGACGGGGGATGATCTGTTGTCCGTGGGTCATCAGTTGGAGTTGTGGAAGGCGACGGGCGATCCGTATCTACACCGCGTCCCGCGCTCACCGTCATTTGCGGAAGTGAGTGTGTAAAGTGGAAGTCGGACACCCCGTGACCACTGAGAACGGATCGTACGGGATCGTGGCGGCTGCGGAATGAACTTCAAACGTAGACGTTCCAGACGGCAAGTAAGGTGGTATTCTTTTCACCATCCCTGGCGTTGGTTAGGTAATAACAAAGGCAGAAGAAGCTTCCGCGATGAGAAGCTGGCTGTGATCGCGAAGGAGCAGAATGATGGCTGACACCTGGTTGAAACGATTCGCAGTTTCCTTTGTCCCCGGCGCGGGGTCTTTCTTCGCTCCTCCCCCGGTCAAGGCGCCCAGTAAGGCGGATATGCAACGTGCGGTCGCGTATGTGGATCCCTCACGTCTTACGGCGTCCTGGGCTATCTCACCCTACAATCCGAGCTGGCTGGTCACAAGAAAAGGTTTACAGATATACGACCAGATGAAGCGCGATGAGCAGGTGAAGGCCGCGCTGAAGTTCAAATCCGATAGCGTGCTGTCGTCCGGTTGGGAGGTGGTGTCCCCAGGGGATCAAGATGAGGATTGGGAGGTGACGCGGTTCGTGAAGGATTCGCTGGACTTCGTACCCGGCGGGTGGAACCTGGTGCTGACCAATATCCTCAGCGCGATGACGTACGGATATTCGGTCGGTGAAAGATTATATGAGGAAAGATTACTAGGTGAATGGAAGGGAAAGCTGGTGCTGTCCCGTGTACAGAGCATCAAGCCCCACTATATCGATTTCCTCACCGATGAGTTCGGTGTGCTGAAGGGCGTGGTGCAGCAGTTGACCGGGCACAGTAATGACCCGCTGCCACCCGCCAAGTTCATTCTATACGCGCACGCCCACGAGTTCGGTAACTTTTACGGCACTAGTGATCTTGAATCCGCATATAGAGCATTCTGGGTAAAAGATAATGCTTACAAATGGCTCGCGATCACGCTGGAGCGGTTCGGGATGGCGCCGCTGTTCGCGATGTACGATCCCAACTCTTACACGGGCAACGCGGTGGAGGAGTTGAAGAAGGTGGTGAAGAATATTCAGAACGCCTCCCTGGGTGTGATCCCGAGAGCCACGAAGGACAGTTTAGAGTTGTGGTCACAGAGTTTAAATAAGGGCAGCAGCGAATTGTTCCTGTTGGCACTAGACAGGTTTGATCAACATATTGCCCGCGCCATTCTGGTGCCGGAGTTGTTGGGGATGAGCTCGAACCAGGGCACGACCGGCTCACTGGCCCGGAGCCAGACCGCAGCGGGCTCGTTCCTGCGGGTGATCGCACAGTTGCAGCAGAGCGTGGCCGGGGAGGTGATGAACGCACAGGTGATTCCGCAGTTGTGTGATCTTAACTTCCCGTCCCTCCAATCTTATCCGGTGTTCAAGTTCATGCCCTTCACGGACGAGCAGCGGTTGGAGATCATCAACGCGTGGGCCGCGCTGGTGGGCGGGCAGGTGGTGAACAAGATCGAGGACGACGAGGTGCACATCCGCAAGGTGCTCGGGTTCCCGGATAACGAGAATCCGGAGGTGCTGCCGAATTCGGAACAGGGTGCGGGCGTGGGGCCAGACGGGAAACCGATCGCGGAGAAGAAGCCGAATCCGTTCTTTAAACCCAAGCCCGCAACGGCTGGGGATAAGACGGCGTTGAAGAAGGAGCAGACGCCGAAGGTGATCGAAGCGGCGGAGTGGTCCACCGAGATGCGGGAGTTTGCATTGGAGAACGATGCGGTGTGGGTGGAGCAGGAAGATGGGCAGAGGGTTGCGGTGGCGAATGAGGGGATTGAAGTATGAATAATCTTGCCATCCTCGCCACCGCCGATGCCGAGGGGCGCGTAACACCCTCGACGTTAAGTCAGGACGCCCGTAGCCGCGTTCTACAGTCCCGGGCTATACCCACCCCTATACTCGCGTTCGCAGACGCGGCAGGGCGCGTGTACGCAGGGTGGGACGAGAGTAAGCACCCACGAGATCCTGGGGGTGAAGGTGGTGGCCAGTTTGTTGCTGAAGATAAACCACTATCTATGCCTTCTGGAATACAACCCTATGCTGGAGCGCAAGGCTTACACTCTGTGCAACCGCTACCCGGATTGAAAGCGTGGACAACTGAGGGAGATTCAGGGCGATTGGAAAGCATTCGAATTATTTCACGGGGTGGGGACTTTGATGGTAAACCAATTTGGAAAATAAAGTGGTTATCTGGGGCAACGAAAGGGGAAATTGATTCTTCTTATGCCAGATCATACTGGCTGCCTATTACGAATAGGAAAGGAAAAATCTACACCCTCTCCCGCCCCCTCTACGTCTCCCGGCAGGTG